CTTTGCGTAGCCGTTATCAGCTCCAAACTGGAAGATCTCGGCCATCAGCATCATGTAATTATTCACCGTGGAAGACTTCCGGCCTTTTACCTGTGTCCGGTGATCCTTCTTCATTACATGGAAGCCCGTCAGCAACTCCTTCCTGACATACAGCAAATCTTCAGTGGTAACCGCAGAAACCATTTTATTTTCGCCGATGCGCGGAAGCATGTTTTTTATGATGGATTCGTACCTACTCATGGTATTAGAACTGATCTCCATCCTCTTCAGCTCTGACCATCTTTCGGTAAGCTCCAGCACAGTAATTTCCTTTCTATCCTGACCGAACCGGGCAAGGTTCGGTGAGTTTGGGAATTTTTCTGCATAGTTAAAATTCCCCATCCTTATCGCAAAACAAACCGAAGAACGCAGCTCACCAGCTATCTTGCGATTTTTTGCAGTGTCAGGGACACCGAGGTTTTCCCTGACTCGTTTACCTTTATACAGAAACCAGATGCGGAGCGAACCGCCGTGGTTTTCGACGCCTGTCGGGTATGATGCATTAGCCATTGATCCCTCCTGACGTCCAGGAGCGTGGACGAGTGTACTGCTTTTCATGCTGTCTTCGCACCTGGTTGATTTTTTTTCTGCGCCTCGATCCACTGATCAACGGCTTTCCTGTTGTACATGCATTCGCTCGAAGGCTTGGGATTACCATCTGGTGAAATGTGCAGGTACTCGCGGCCCAGCATCCAGGATTCTTTTCTGGCGCGGGTGATGGTTCCGGGCTTGAGCCCGGTAACCGCAATCAGAACCTTTTCGCTAACCCAGTCATTCGGCACCAGAAGAACGATTTCAGCACTAGTTTGCATGGATCTCCTCCATTTTCTCTTTAGCCAGACGCACGCAACGCGCAAAAGAGGAGGGCGTTACAATTTCGCGCAGAGCCTGAACCAGGAAGTCGTTGTGCTGCTGGTGCAGATCCATGTTGCGTTCTTTTTCCTCATGACGCAGGACTGCCAGACGGGCTGTGATGATGCGACGCTTCCCTTTGATCAGCCGCAGAGCGTTCTCTGCCTTTTTGCGCCATGTACTCCAGTCACTACTGCTGTTCGATCTCGCCAGTTGCTCTTCAATACTGAGCTGCGCTTCTTCTGCGTTAACAAGCTGCTGCAGGCAATCGCTGATAGTGTTCAGGTTGTCTGTCTCCACGAAGAATTTGTGCATTCTTAACCCTCCCACCCAATCGCCTGGAACAGGCCCATTTTAGGGTGATACCAGCGGGTGCCGCGCGGTTCAGCTTCTGACATCATCTGGCGAAATGCGGCCATAAACGGCTCCAGTTCGACGATAGCCCTACGTGACAACAACCCGTCTGGAGTCATAAATTCGTGCGTGTCAGTCGGTATGCGGTAGGCATTGACCAGGTTTCGGCACTTAGCATCACTCATTCCGCTTTTAGCGACCACCTGGCGGTAACCGACATAACCGGCGCGCATGGTCCCGCGTTTGATGTTCTCCACAGCTTCGGTTACCGTTTCGATCTGCTCTTCAACATGATTCAGGCGTTTCTGCTGACGAACGGCATCGGCGGCCATTGCGGCGATCATCTCGATTTCCGTCAGCGGCGCGCGGGTGCGGAAATAGCTGTTAACCAGTTCACGCTGAACCTGCCAGGCAAGATCATCGTTAAATGGCTTCGTCAACATCAGATAGCCTGATTCGAAAAGCACAATCCCTGACGGTGCAAATTTAGAGAAGGTCCCTTCCGGGAGGTCCGTACGTATTACGTCCGCACCTAATTCGGCATAATCCACACCGTTGATGAAATGCTCACGGTTTCGGTTGAATGCTGCACGAGCGGTTCCTTCCGGCCGCTGGTGGACTTCATCAATCATCGCCAGCGTCACAACGCGTTGACCGTGATATTCGACTGCCGGCAGCTGTTTGTTATTGATCGTTACAGTGTTCATTTTCGTCCTCCTCAGTGCATAACCGGCATGTCAGGCATACCTTCTTTCTGAATCTGTTCAATGAAGCTGTCATGAAGGAGGTTTAAACCCTCCCGCCCCATTTTTGAGAGTCGAAGCCCGTTTTCAGCGTCCGTATCTAGCATGTCCCGGTACATGCGCAGCGCCATCTGCTGGCCGAGTTCCTGACCGTATTTCTCAATGGCTAGCCCTTCCACATGGCTTGCGAGTGCGAACCTCTCTGGCGCAGGATAAACACTGATTGAACCGTGCTGTCCGGAGTAGATAACTGCGGTGTCAAACCCTCCAGAATCGTTGGCAACCTCAACTGTGCCGTTCTTTGCCTGCTCCTCGGTAATGAAGACGGCAACAATCATCCAACGCCACATGATGATTTCTTTCTCGATGCCCGGGGCAAACCAGCCGCTTTCAATCGCTTCCATGATGCAAGCGAGCAGATCTAATCCATCCGGAATTCGTTTGTCATAGTTGCCATTGTCGAGCTGGCGAACCGCGCCGGAATAACCAATGACGCGGTTACCAAAACGGATGCCTGTTGATGTCGGCTCCGGAGTAAAGGCTGAATTAACCATCACTGAACTCCTTTCGGCTTGATGGCCTGCAGTGCATCAACCTCTTTAACGAATCGGTCATGCATCGCGTCCCATTTCTCACACCATTTCTCCATTTCTCGCTTGCGCGCCAGGATGCGACGCAGACGGCGAACACAACGCTGGTGGGCGGCCAGATACTCAGCCTTTGTTTCCCCGTCTCGCCATACCTCCCTGTCATCGCGATCAATACGCACCCGCGGGTGACGCTGCGGAAAACCTGAACGCTCAAAAGCCTCGGTGGTCATGAAGAAAGCCAGATAGCGGATCGCTGTATCTTGCGTGAAGCATTTTTTGATACGACCGTGACGTACTGCCACGAACAGTGGGCCAACTGGCGTATCGTGTTTCTGTAATGCCAGGTCAATCATGCTTACGGTGCGTTTATCGTTCATTTCCGGTCCTTAACTTTGCTGTATCGTTCGTGACTCATTACTTCCCAGTTCTTACCGCCATCGCGGGAGAGTAGCCGCCATCGCAAATTCACTCGTAAACTGAGATATCCCGTCCGGCGCATTCGCCGCGGCAAAATCCGTTGCTGCCGAAACTGCAGGAGCACCTTCACTGCCTGCAGGTGAACCCATTCAGGAACTCGTATCGCTGTTAGTGCCACCAGATGCCTCCATTTCATGACTCTCCGTTTTCGGAGTCTCCACTTTTTGTTTTTTGACGAACTCAACCAGCTCAGAAATGAGCTCGTCTATTAATTCCTTCCCGCTATCCGTAAGAAATTCACCGCCGCCATTAACATCAACAGCGCTGCTGTAAATTCCCTTGATAGCTTTTACGCCTTCGACATTCCCGTACTCACTAATCGCGAGCCTTTCGAATTTTCGTAATAATCCATCGAGAAGAATCTCTGTTAACTCGACCGTGTTAATACCGCCTTTATTGAGCTTAATAACAAGGCAGTTACTGCCTGTTTTACGCTGGTGGCGTAATAACGCTGCTTTTAAAATTCGTCGGCGATATGTATCAATTAAATTATTCATTACCCCGATTCTCCTCTTCTAAGCTCATGACAATTTCCTCTTCCTTTTCGGTCCAGTCATGAATCTCAGCAGCAAGGTCATAAACAAGAGCGCATATCGTTTTTAGTTGGAAGTGGTCCAGCTTTTCGTGATATTCAAATAATGTTTGCGATAGACCTGCCAGTTGCTCAGCTTTGATATTCACACCCTGAATATCCTGTCTTTTCAATACGCTCATAATTACCGCCCATATGCTTTTTTCAGGTAAAGGCGAGCGATTACCTCGTAACCACAAGCCGCATAAAGGCACGCTGTTCTGTATGCCGTTTTATCAATGATGAAAGTCATACGAAGCGCCTCACCGCCAAAGAAGCGACTACCCGACCGTGAATTTTGATATCTTTCAATTCATCAGTGTTGAGGGTGAATGTTTCGTAATGATGGTTGTCAGAAATAATTTTCAACGAACCACAAATTAATGGCTCTATTCTCTTAATGAACAGGCATGGGCGGCCGAAAACCTCCATCGTATAAACGTAAATGCCAGGAGTGAGCGCACGGCCACCGCAATCAACGAACGCCACAACCTCACATGGTTCGATGGTCGGTTGCATTGAATCACCTTCCATCCGGCAGCTCTGAACGCGGTTACCAAAGTCGTTAATATTGTCTGAACCGAACAGCATTCGAGGAGTTTTTATTGGCTGATTAATCGCGATAGCATTTTGCATTTTCATTTCCTCAGGGTGAGTTTGGCCCCACCAAGAAAGGTGTTAATTAAACAATGTTAATTAATTTTAAATCTTGTCTGCTTGCTTACAGATGGTTTCTTGCAAGTCGTCTAATTTTTCATAAACGATAGTTAGAGTACCGATAGCCGACAATTCAGGAGGCATACAATCCATAGCGTTGGATAAAGCCATTCTGCAATTGCCAATATCCGCAGACCATGAATTAAGTTGATTGGAAGTTATAATGCTTGTTGGCTCTGTAAATTCACCACACTGCTCGTTTCCTGAAATGAGCCACAGAACATCAGAATGAAGAATGTTAGCCAATTGGATTAACTGGTCAGCAAACGGAACAGTTTTCTCCGTTTCCCAGTTGTTAATGGTTTCGGTTGTTAAACCAAGATGATCAGCCAAAAAATCCTGAGACAGTCGAAGCGAAGATCTTTGATTTAATATTCTTTTGCCGATGGTTTTGGCTACGGTGATTTGAGTATTCATTTCATTGGCTCCGTTGTTTGCCGATGAATGAACTTTAAGTCATGCAATAACTTATTGCAATAACAAAACTTATTTTTCTTTTACGATTTAGTTTAATGCATTGATTTTTTTGATTAAATTTTGTTATTAAATAGCATAGCTTACAGCTATAGACAAAGAAAAAGCCGCTTAAAAGCGGCTTCAAAAGGTGGGGTGTTGAAGGTTAGAGCCTATTGTAATTGATTGATTCATGCATTATGGCTTTACCCATCACGTAAAGGTCATCTTGGTTTTCTTCCGTGATATACCATTTCTCATATGCCGGATTATCCGATAAGACTGCTAGCCTGTTTCCCTGCATCTGGAGACGTTTTAGGTGAAATGTTTTACCAAAAACAAACACATACACACCATCCGTTAGAAAGTGTCGGACGGAAATGTCTACGAAGACACGATCACCGGAATTAAATGTGCTGGCCATGCTGTCGCCATTGACGGTCATTACTTTTACGACATCTTCACTACGATTCCCGAAAAGGGATTTTGCATGTTGAGTCGTAAACTCAATAGCGTGTAAAACCTCCACATATTCTGAAAGCATGAACGTGCCAGGCCCTGCACTCACTGCAAGGTCAAGAACCTCGACCCTGAATATGCCAGCGTTATCCTTTACCTCCCTTTCGGGCATGGTCTCTATCACATAGCCCTGTCTATGAGGCACATGATTTTTTCCAGTTGATAGCCATTCAGGGCTCACACCCAGCGCATTAGCAATCTCAACCAACTTACGTGTTGTGTTGGTTTTGCCTGCAACAAGACGCCAGATAGCTGGTTGCGAAACCCCAACTTTCATCGCTAATTCTGCCTGCGTAAGGCCTGCGTCAACCATCGCTTTTTGAAGACGATCTGAGAATGTGTTCATACCAATAAGCCTATACAAAAAGTTATTAAGTGGCAAATACGATAAGTTATTGCATAAAGTTATTCAAGGCTATACTCTTTCCCTATGTTCAATAACTTTTGGTATTTTTATGATCAATCAACATGTCAAGAGAGCTATCGATATTCTCGGCGGCCAAGCTGCATTAGCAAGAGCGTGCGGGGTTACTCAACCGGCTGTATTTCGCTGGCTTAATGGTAGCCGGGTTAAGGCTGATCATGTCATGTCCATTGTTAAAGCTACTGGTGGCGAAGTTAAAGCCTACCAGATCCGCCCAGACCTTCCAGATACATTCCCGCACCCGGGTAATGGGGTGTGACATGTCACATCCAATCACTACCGAAAACCAAGTTAAGCCCTTGGATATCGATTATCGCGATCCGCGCGGTGTGATTGTGCATGTCACCGGCTGGAATCGTGATAAGCAGCAGGTGTACTTCACCAGGCAGAATTACCCGCATGAATGCATGCAGCCTGTTTGGAAGTTCCAACAATATTTTACGAAGGTCTCGGAGGCGCAAAATGCGTGATTACGGAAAGGTGTCTCCTCACTTCTGGATTGGCAGAACAGGAAAAGAGCTGCGTCAGGCCGGGCCAGAGTCTCAGCTTGTGGCTTTGTACCTGCTTACCAATCCGCACGCCAATATGATCGGTCTTTATTACATGCCCCTTGCGTTCTTGTCTCATGAGACTGGATTAACCATTGAAGGGGCTAAGAAGGGGCTTAATAGCGCCATTAAAGCCGGGTTTTGCAAGTACGACGAGCATTCCGAGATGGTGTGGGTCATAGAAATGGCAACGCATCAAATCGGCGACGCCCTGAAACCAGGAGACAAGCGCTGCGTTGGAGTGCAGAACGAATACAACAAAGTATCAGATAACCTCTTTCTTTCAGAGTTTTACGAGAAATATTCGAAGCAGTTCAATATGACATTTCCCCGTAGCAGTGAACTCCAGATCCCGGATGTAAATGAAGGGGCTTCGAAGGGGCATCCAAGCCAAGAGCAGGAACAGGAGCAGGAGAAAGAACAAGATCAAAATACTTTGTCCGATTCGAATCGGACCGATGGCGATAAATATGACGAGTCGAAAGGTAAACCTGCACAGGAAAAACCAGATTCACAATCTGATGATGCTGAAGAACCAGATCCAGTCGATGCCGCTTTCGAAAATATTTTTTGGGGCGCAGGCCTGAGGAAGGATGCCAAGGTCAAGGCCAAGTCAGCGTTCAGAACCAAGTATCGCGACTGGAAAAAAGCGAACCGCGGTACGCCTGATAACTTCGCCGTTATGCTGGCAGAAGATATTAGCCTCCGTGTGAAAGCTCAGCAAATGGGGATCGACAAACTACTGCCAGCGTCATACCTGAACGGTGAGCGTTGGAACGATGAAAAACCACAGGGCGGCCCTCAGATTTCCGCATGCACAAACGTTGCTGGTGGTGCAGGAGCTTCCTGGTACGCCAAACCCAATGACGGTTCGGCTGAGGTGTTTATCAGCCAGGCAGCCATTGACCGTATGAAGCGCGGAGCTAACCGCCCATGAAAACCATCCTCAAACGTCTATTGGTTGCTGGCTATAACCGCGGATTACTGCGTGAGGAGTTCGTGACTATGTGCTTTATCAAATTCGATTTACGGAGTGTGTGATGACCCCTGCTGAGTTATCTGAAAAATTGTGGGACAACGCCGAAAGAGTTGCGAAATACTTGCTTCCACGAGGACACCTTGAGGGCAAGGAGTGGTGCGCAGGTAATACCAATGGTGATGCTGGTAAGAGCCTGAAAATCAATCTCGGGGGTAAGAAGACTTGGGCGGATTTTGCAAGCGGCGACAGCGGAGACCTGCTGGATCTTTGGGTGTTGGTGCGTAACTGCCAACTGCACGACGCTATGCGAGAAGCGAAAGAGTTCCTTGGGCTGAAGGACGACGATAACCACTTTGAGGCAAAGAAAAAGACCTTCTCTCGCCCAACCAAAAAAGGCGTTAAAAAGGCGAGTCATTGCTACGACTACCTTGCTTCGCGTGGAATTACCCGTGAAACAGCCGATCGCTTTAAGGTAACAGACGCGGTGGTCTGGTACCACGACGAAAGCCGCGAGGTACCAGCAGTGGCATTCCCTTACATCCGGAATGGTGAACTGCTACAGGTAAAACGTATTGGTACCGAAAGGCCAAACGGCAAAAAACTGATTATGGCTGAAGCTGATTGCGAACCATGTCTGTTTGGCTGGCAGGCTCTGGATAAAAACACCCGCCTGGTAGTTCTGTGCGAAGGTGAGATTGATTGCATGACCTTTACGCAGCTTGGCTATGATGCCCTGTCTGTTCCCTTTGGCGGTGGTAAAGGGGCCAAACAGCAGTGGATTGAATATGAATACCATAACCTCGATCGCTTCCAGGAAATTTGGCTGTGCCTGGACAACGACGATGTAGGCCGTGAAGCTGCAAAAGAAATCGCCAGACGTCTTGGGGAACATCGTTGCCGCATGGTTGAACTTCCCCACAAAGATATCAACGATTGCCTGATGAACGACATGGACAGCGACTCCATTCTGGAATACATGGAGCGCGCAAAATTCTTCGATCCCGACGAGCTTTGCTCAGCAGGGGATTTGCTTCAGGAAACAATCGAGGCATTCGAACATCGGGATACTGGCCTGTTTACAAGCCCCTGGGCTTCGCTGAACAACAACTTTAAGTTCCGTGCCGGTGAGCTGACCCTGGTCAATGGCGTAAATGGGCATGGCAAAACAGAACTCGTTGGACATATCGCGATTGATGCGATGAGTCAGGGCGTCAGGACCTGTATTGCTTCACTGGAGCTTAAACCAGGCAAAATGCTTGCCCGACTCACGCGGCAAACCATCTGCACTTCCTCACCGAAACGTGAAGAAATCATTATGACCAACGAATGGTTTTCTGACCGCCTTTGGGTATTCAAACTCACTGGAACGGCAAAAGCCGACCGGCTTCTTGAGATTTTTGCCTATGCCCGGCGCCGCTATGGCATTGAGCTGTTCGTCATAGATAACCTGGCAAAATGCGGACTGGACGAAGAAGACTACACAGGTCAGAAGGACTTCATCGATACGCTGTGCGACTTCAAGAATGAGCACAACTGTCATGTCCTGCTGGTTACTCATGCCAGAAAAACAAACGACTCCGCTCCAACCGGAAAGATGGACGTAAAAGGCACCGGTGCGTTAACGGATATGCCTGACAACGTGATGGCTGTCTGGCGCAATATTCCCCGCGAGCTGGCACAGAGAAAAGCGGATCGTATGGGTTATGAGAGCCTCGACAAAGACGAACAGGCCGCAATCAATCTTCCCGCCTCAATGATTCGTTTGTTAAAGCAACGAGAAGGGGAAGGATGGATCGGCGATATCGGAGCCAACTTTGACTCTCGCTCTCACCAATTCCTAGAAGGCGAGAAAAAACCATTTAACTACCTGGTAGGTAAACCGCAAAGCGAGCTTGATCTCGAGTGGGAAGCCAGCAACGTGACGAGGATTTGAGATATGGAACTTGAAGCATCATTAAAACACTTCAGTCCTCAGGGAATGCACATCAGCGATGACGTGAAGGGAACTTCTCCGGACCGCCTTACAGGAACAGATGTAATGGCGGCGATTGGCACCACCAGCAGCCGTGCGCGCTTCGGCCTGGCGGCGTTCTTCGGTAAAGCGGGAATCAGCAAAACGGATGAACAGCTCGCAGTTCAGGCGCTGGCGCGATATGCGATGGATGTCGCCCCGAAGAATGTTCGCAAAGCAGCTGGTGGGCAGTTCGGATGGTGCATGCAGATGCTGGCACAATTTGCCTTTGCTGATTACTCCCGTTCGGCGGCTACCAGCGTGACATGTAACAGTTGCAGCGGTACCGGGTTTATCTCCGGGAATGAGGATGTGGTTAAACATCCTGGTATTTTCGACGCCGACGGTGCCGAAGTGGTGGCCCCGAAGATTAAAAATGAGCTGGTGAATAGGGTTTGCGGAACATGCGGAGGAAAGAAAGTGATCCTTGCCCGGTGCAGGTGTGGAGGTAAAGGCGAAGTGTTGGACCGTAAAGCGACCAAAGACCGTGGCGCTCCGGTGTTCAAAACGTGTGAGCGTTGTTCTGGTAACGGCTTCTCTACGATCTCCTCGGCCACAGTACACCGCGCCATTCTGAAGCGCGTTCCTGACCTCCACCAGTCCTCATGGTCACGTAACTGGAAACCATTCTATGAAATGCTGGTGGACACACTACGCAAGGGTGAGCGTCACGCGGCTGTAGAATTCGAGAAAGTGACGACTTACTGATGTGATCGGCGCAAATGTCGACACATTTTTGCACGATGGTATTGACTTTGCATAAAACTGTCCTCTATACTTCTGATTATGGAGTATAACGCCTGTAGATAATTAACCTTGAAAAACCCGCAACGTGGCGGGTTTTTTATTTGCGATCACTTTATTTTTGTCCTTGCTAAGTTATTGTATGAGCAAGAACTAAAATTCAAGTGGTGACAATGTGCTTTCTAACAACGAACGTTGGGTTTCTTTTTTTGATTTTGCTTTGACACCCACGCATGCAGCAGCGCCAAGTATTCCGATTGCAGAGGTTCTTACAAAGC